AGCCCGCTTTCCCCGTACCCCCGAAAATACACTCACCCATAACCCACGGAGTTAACCGGATGAGTGATTACCACCACGGCGTGCAGGTTGTTGAAATCAACGATGGTACGCGCGTTATTTCCACGGTTTCCACCGCAATTATCGGCATGGTCTGTACCGCCAGCGATGCCGATGCGGCGACCTTTCCCCTGAATGAACCCGTTTTAATTACCAACGTGCAGGCCGCCATCGGCAAGGCCGGAAAGAGTGGCACCCTGGCTGCGTCCTTGCAGGCCATTGCCGACCAGTGCAAACCCGTCACCGTTGTCGTGCGCGTGGCAGAAGGTGTCGACGACGATGAGGAAGTGGCGCAGGCGCAGACGATGTCCAACATCATTGGCGGCACTGATGCCAGCGGTAAATATACCGGCATTAAAGCGCTTCTGACCGCCGAAGCGGTGACCGGTGTGAAACCGCGCATTCTCGGTGTGCCGGGGCTGGACTCGCAGGAAGTAGCGGTCGCACTCGCCTCCGTCTGTGTCAGCCTGCGCGCTTTTGGCTATGTCAGTGCGTGGAACTGCAAAACGATTTCTGACGCCATCAAGTACCGCGACAATTTCAGCCAGCGTGAGCTGATGGTTATCTGGCCGGACTTTATCGCCTGGGATACGGTGAAGAATGCCAGCGCCACCGCTTATGCGACCGCGCGCGCACTGGGCCTGCGTGCCTACATCGACCAGACGGTCGGCTGGCATAAAACCCTGTCTAACGTCGGCGTGCAGGGTGTCACCGGCATCAGCGCCTCCGTGTTCTGGGATTTGCAGGCACCCGGCACCGATGCCGACCTGCTTAATGAGGCGGGTGTCACGACGCTTATTCGCAAAGATGGCTTCCGCTTCTGGGGCAACCGCACCTGCTCAGACGACCCGTTATTCCTGTTTGAGAACTACACCCGCACTGCACAGGTGATTGCCGACACCATGGCCGAGGGGCATATGTGGGCGGTGGATAAACCCATTACCCCGGTGCTTATTCGCGACATCGTTGACGGCATCAAGGCCAAATTCCGCGAGCTGAAAACCGCCGGTTACATCGTCGATGCAGACTGCTGGTTTGATGAAACCGCCAACGATAAAGAGTCGCTGAAAGCCGGGAAGCTGTATCTCGATTACGACTACACGCCGGTGCCACCACTGGAAAACCTCACCCTGCGTCAGCGCATCACCGATAAATATCTGGTGAATCTGATTGCCTCGATTAACGGATAAGGAGCCAGAAACATGGCAATGCCCCGCAAGCTCAAGTCATTAAACCTGTTTAACGACGGCCTCAGTTACATGGGCGTGGCGTCCTCCGTCACGCTGCCCAAACTCACCCGCAAGCTGGAAGCCTGGCGCGGTGCCGGGATGAACGGTGCCGCGCATGTGGATTTTGGTCTCGATGATGATGCGCTCACCCTCGAATGGACGCTCGGCGGCTTCCCGGATGAGGCACTCTGGGCGCAGTACGCGCTGCCGGGTGCCGCCAGTGTGCCGCTGCGTTTTGCAGGCTCCTACCAGCGCGACGACACCGAAGAAGAAACCGCCGTCGAGGTGGTGGTGCGTGGTCGTCACAAAGAATTTGACGGCGGCGACAGTAAACAAGGTGAGGACACCGAGACCAAAATCACCACCGTTTGCACCTACTACAAGCTGACGATGAACGGCAAAGAGCTGATTGAAATTGACACCATCAACATGATTGAGAAGGTGAACGGCGTCGACCGTCTTGAGCAGCGCCGCCGTAATATCGGTCTGTCTTAATGCCCTTGCCGGTCAGCCTGGCTGGCCGGTTAACCCTTGTTAAATTCCCGGAGAAAAACCTCATGAGCAACGCAAAAAAATACAAAAACACCTCTGATAACCCGAACATTGTGACCCTGGTGAAACCGATTAAACGTGGGGAAATGGTGATTGAAACCATCACGCTGATTAAGCCGACGGCGGGCACCCTGCGCGGGGTAAGCCTCGCTGATGTTGCCAGCTCGGATGTGAACGCGCTGATTAAAGTGCTGCCGCGAATGACCTATCCGGGCCTGACCGAGTCGGATGTCGTCGCCATGGAGCTGCCGGACATGATGACGCTGGCCGCGAAGGTGATCGGTTTTTTGGCTCCGGCTTCGGCAGCTTAAGTTTCCCGCCGGGTTTATCGGTTGACGACCTGATGGCGGATATCGCGGTGATATTTCACTGGCCGCCGTCAGAACTCTACACCCTGAGCCTGAGCGACCTCATCAGCTGGCGCGAGATGGCGCTGAAACGGAGCGGAAATTCTCATGAGCAATAACGTCAGAATCGAAGTGCTGTTAAAAGCCGTTGACCAGGCGACGCGCCCGTTTAAACACATTCAGACGGCGAGCAAGACGCTGTCGGGTGATATTCGCAACACCCAGAAAACCCTCAAAGAGTTAAACGGCCAGGCGTCACGCATTGAGGGTTTTCGCAAAACCAGCGCGCAGCTTGCGGTTACGGGGCAGTCACTGAATAAAGCGAAGGCTGAAGCCGAAGCGCTGGCGACACAGTTTAAAAACACCGAACGCCCGACCCGCGAGCAGGCCAAAGCCCTGGCAACGGCAAAAGCAGCCGCAGAAGGATTGCAGACCAAATATAACAGTCTCACCGAGTCGGTGAAGCGCCAGCAGCGTGAACTCGGCCAGGCCGGAATCAATACCCGCAATCTCACCCGCGACGAGAAGAGCCTGAAAGGCCGCATCAGCGAAACCACCAATCAGCTTAACCGGCAGAAGCTGGCGCTCGAGCAGGTCAGCGCGAAACAGGCCAAACTCAACGCCGTCAAAAAACGTTATCAGGCCGGTAAAGAGCTGGCAGGGACAGCCGGTGCCGTGGGTGCCGCTGGTGTGGGTATGGCAACCGCAGGTGTGGCCGCAGGTGTCGGTATTCTGAAACCCGGCTATGACTTTGCGCAGAAAAACTCCGAGTTGCAGGCCGTACTCGGGGTGGAAAAAACCTCACCGGAAATGGAAGCCTTACGCAAACAGGCGCGCCAACTCGGGGATAACACCGCCGCCTCAGCCGATGACGCCGCCGGGGCGCAGATTATTATCGCCAAATCTGGCGGGGACAGTGCTGCGATTCAGGCGGCCACACCGGTTACGCTGAATATGGCGCTCGCCAACCAGCGCACCATGGAAGAAAACGCCGCGCTGCTGATGGGGATGCGCTCGGCCTTTCAGCTCTCCAATGACCAGGTCGCGCACATCGGCGATGTGCTCTCGACCACCATGAACAAAACCGCCGCCGATTTTAACGGGCTGAGTGATGCGCTCACCTACGTGGCTCCGGTGGCGAAAAATGCCGGTATCAGTATCGAAGAAACTGCCGCCATGGCAGGTGCGCTGCATGACGCCAAAATCACCGGCTCAATGGCTGGCACCGGCAGTCGCGCGGTGATCAGCCGGTTGCAGGCACCGGTCGGTCAGGCCAAAACCGCACTGGGTGAACTGGGGGTAAAAAATACGGATGACAAAGGTAACATGCGTCCGCTGTTTACCCTCCTTAAAGAAATGCAGACCAGCTTTACCCGCAACAAACTCGGCACCGCGCAGCGTGCGGAGTACATGAAGGTCATCTTTGGTGAGGAAGCCAGCTCCGCAGCCGCCGTGCTGATGACCGATGCCATGACGGGCAAACTCGATAAGCTCACCGCCACCTTTAAAGCCTCGGACGGCAAAACCGCCGAGCTGGTCAAGGTGATGCAGGACAACCTCGGCGGCGACTTTAAGGAATTTCAGTCGGCGTATGAAGCAGTCGGCACCGACCTGTTTGACCAGCAGGAATCTTCCCTGCGCAAGCTCACGCAGACCACCACCAAATATGTGCTGAAACTCGACCACTGGATTGTGCAGAACAAAGGCCTCGCGCAGACGCTGCTCAAGGTCGGGGGTGTCGCACTGGCGGTGATTGGCATGGTCGGGGCAATCGGTCTGGTCGCCTGGCCGGTGATTGCGGGTATCAATGGCATTATTGCCGCCGCCGGTCTGCTCGGCACCGCCTTTGCTGTCGCCGGAGGGGCGATTATGACGGTGCTCGGGGCGCTCACCTGGCCGATTGTGGCAGTGGGTGCGCTCATCGTCGGTGGTGCGCTGATGATCCGCAAATACTGGGAGCCGCTTGGGGCTTTCTTCTCCGGTGTGGTAGCCGGACTGACTGCTGCCTTTGCGCCGGTCGGGGAAATGTTCGCGCCGTTCGTGCCGATTTTTGACGCTGTGGTGCAGAAACTCCGGGCGGTGTGGCAGTGGTTCACCGAGCTGATTGCCCCGGTGAAAGCCAGTAAGGACACACTCGATAGCTGGAAAGATTCCGGGGTTGCCGTCGGTCAGGCACTGGCCGGGGCTTTTAAACTTGCCCTGGCACCGGTCACCGCGTTGCGAAGCGGCATTGATTACGTGCTGGAGAAGCTCGGACTCATCAACCAGGAATCCAGTCAGCTTGATGCTAAAGCCGAGAAGGTTAATGCATACGCTAACGGCACCGGTGGTGGTTATTCCCCATCCGGTGGGGTGCTGACCGGCGGTTATGGCAGTTATCAGCCGGTGACGGCAAACGCGGGTAAAAGCTATACCGACCAGAGCCGCAACGAATATCACATTGCCATCGGTGGCGGGGTGCAGAACGGCGGCGAGCTTGACCGCCAGTTACGCGACAGCCTGGAAAAATACGAGCGTGAAAAGCGAGCCAAACAGCGCGCCAGCATGATGCACGACTAAGGAGGCATAACAATGATGCTTGTTCTCGGTATGTTTGTTTTTCAGTTGCAGACGCTGCCTTATCAGAGCCTGCAACGCGATGTGGATTACCGCTGGCCGTCAAACAGCCGCGTCGGCCAACGACCAGCGATGCAGTTTCTCGGCGTGAATGAGGAAAAAATTGTCTTAAGCGGAAGCCTGTTGCCGGAAATCACCGGCGGCAGGTTGTCACTGCTGGCACTCAATCTGATGGCCGATGAGGGGCGTGCGTGGCCGCTGCTCGATGGTAGCGGCACCATTTACGGCATGTTTGTGATTAATGCGGTGAGTGAGACCTGCACCGAGTTTTTTGCTGATGGCTCGGCGCGCAAAATTGATTTCACCGTCAACCTCACCCGTGTGGATGAGTCGCTGACGGCGATGTTTGGCGACATCCAGAAACAGGCCGACAGCCTGGTCGGGAATGTGCAAAGCAAAATCGGAGGGTTATTCTGATGCTGACCGGAATGACGCTCGATGCAGGCGCGACGATGGCACCGGCGTTTATGCTCACCCTGAATAATCAGGACATCACCCGCAATATCAGTGACCGACTGATAAGTCTCAGTTTGTCGGATAACCGGGGTTTTGAAGCTGACCAGCTCGATATCGAACTTGATGACAGCGACGGCCTGATTGAGCTGCCGGTGCGCGGCGCAGTCTTGTCGCTGTTTCTCGGCTGGCAGGGTTCGGCACTACTCGGCAAAGGCCAGTTCACGGTCGACGAAATTGAGCACCGGGGCGCACCGGACACACTAACCATCCGGGCGCGCAGTGCGGATTTTCGTGGCACGCTCAACTCTCGCCGTGAGGCGTCGTATCACGACACCACACTCGGGGAAGTGCTGAACACCATTGCCAGCCGCAACAAACTGACGGCCAGTGTCGCCCCGCAGTTTGCCGCGATTGCCATCCCGCATATCGACCAGACGCAGGAGTCCGACGCGAAATTCCTCACCCGCCTGGCGGAGCGCAACGGCGCTGAGGTATCGGTCAAAGCCGGTAAACTGCTGTTCATCAAAGCGGGTGCCGGTGTGACGGCCAGCGGCAAACCCATTCCACAGATGACCATCGAGCGTAAAGATGGCGACCGTCATCAGTTTGCGATTGCCGATCGGGGCGCTTATACCGGCGTGACGGTGAAATGGCTGCACACCAAAGAGCCGAAAGAGCAAAAGCAGCAGGTGAAGCTCAAGCGCAAGGCAAAGCCGCAGCACCTGCGCGCGCTTCAGCATCCAAAATCAAAACCGGTAAAAGCAAAGAAAGCACCGAAGGAAAAGGAAGCGCGCGAGGGGGAATACATGGTCGGTGAGGAAGATAATGTGTTTGCGCTGACCACCATTTACGCCAGCAAAGCGCAGGCAATGCGTGCCGCTCAGGCAAAATGGGACAAGCTACAACGTGGCGTGGCGGAGTTCTCCATCAGTCTCGCGATGGGGCGTGCTGATCTCTACCCGGAAACACCGGTCAGAGTGTCAGGTTTTAAGCGCGTCATAGACGAGCAGGCATGGACTATTACTAAGGTGATGCACTCACTCAGTAATAGCGGCTTCACGACCTCGCTTGAGCTGGAGGTGCGGATTTCAGATGTTGAATATGATGCAAAAAGCGAGTTTTAATAAAATTATTCTCAATAAGAGAATCTAAGCGTATCATTTACTCACTTAATGAGAATAATGAGGCGAGCCATGTTCCATTGTCCTAAATGCCAGCATGCGGCGCATGCCCGCACAAGTCGCTATCTTAGTGAAAACACCAAAGAGCGTTACCACCAATGCACAAATATAAACTGCAGCTGCACTTTTGTGACAATGGAGTCCGTTGAGCGCTTTATCGTTACTCCAGGTAAGATCATCCCCGCACCACCTCACCCAATCAGAGGTGGACAACAAACCATATGGTTATAGAAATTGCCCGCTTCGAGCGGGTTTTTTTATTCTTGAAAAACAGCGTGGAACCGATCTACGTAATGTCGCAAAAAAAATGCTGCGACACTTTTGCGACACCGTGCACCAGAAACAAAAAAGCCACTTCGTGAGAAGTGGCTTAATCATATGATTTTAAAGCTAAAATTTGGTGGCCCCTGCTGGACTTGAACCAGCGACCAAGCGATTATGAGTCGCCTGCTCTAACCACTGAGCTAAGGGGCCGTGGCGCAGGATTATAATGTAACTTTGGGCTTCAATCCAGTCATTGCGTGACATCTGCTGTTTTTATAAACAATGATGAATCAATCCCTTATGTTTGCTTCTTAATCTATCACTATAGGAAATGTAATGATTAGCGATATCCTGCAACCCGGATTGCGGGTTGTGTTTTGCGGCATTAATCCAGGTAGGTCATCAGCGCATACGGGATTCCACTTTGCGCATCCCGGGAACCGCTTTTGGAAGGTGATACATCTAGCTGGCTTTACCGATCGACAACTCAAACCTGAAGAAGAGCAGCATTTGCTTGATACGCGCTGTGGTATCACGATGTTAGTCGAACGACCGACGGTTCAGGCAAGCGAAGTTAAGCTGCAAGAGCTTCGCTCTGGTGCGCGTGAGCTGGTGACTAAAATGCAGGATTATCAGCCGATGGCTCTTGCTGTGTTGGGTAAGCAGGCGTTTGAGCAAGCCTTTAGCCAGCGTGGGGCGAAATGGGGAAGACAGGATATTAGCATTGGGGATACTGAAGTGTGGATTTTGCCTAATCCCAGCGGTTTGAACCGAGCCACTCTTGATAATCTGGTTGAGTCTTATCGAGCGTTGGATCTTTCGCTTAAGGCCAGAGGTAGGTAGTCTGCAGAGTTGCAGATATAAAAAAGCCCTCACGAGGAGGGCTTTTAGAAGGGCGATGTGATTAGTCGTCCAGGAAGCTACGCAGAACTTCAGAGCGGCTCGGGTGGCGCAGTTTGCGCAATGCCTTCGCTTCAATCTGACGGATACGTTCGCGGGTTACGTCGAACTGTTTACCCACTTCTTCCAGCGTATGGTCGGTATTCATGTCGATACCGAAACGCATGCGCAGGACTTTCGCTTCACGCGCAGTCAGGCCAGCCAGAACGTCGTGCGTTGCATTACGCAGGCTCTCAGAAGTTGCAGAATCCAGCGGCAGCTCGAGGGTAGTATCCTCGATGAAATCACCCAGATGCGAATCTTCATCGTCGCCGATTGGCGTTTCCATGGAGATTGGCTCTTTAGCAATTTTCAGCACTTTGCGGATTTTGTCTTCCGGCATCAGCATGCGTTCAGCCAGCTCTTCCGGCGTTGGCTCGCGGCCCATCTCTTGCAGCATCTGGCGCGAAATACGGTTGAGTTTGTTGATAGTCTCAATCATATGCACCGGAATACGGATGGTACGCGCCTGGTCGGCGATAGAGCGAGTGATAGCCTGACGAATCCACCATGTTGCATAAGTTGAGAACTTATAACCACGGCGGTATTCAAACTTATCAACCGCTTTCATCAGGCCGATGTTACCTTCCTGAATCAGGTCGAGGAATTGCAGACCACGGTTGGTGTATTTCTTGGCGATAGAAATAACCAGACGTAAGTTTGCTTCAACCATCTCTTTCTTCGCACGACGAGCTTTCGCTTCACCGATAGACATACGACGATTGATATCTTTAACCTGTTCGATGGTCAGGCCGGTTTCTTCTTCAATTTGTTGTAGCTTCTGCAAGCTGCGATGCACGTCGTCAGCAACGTCATGCAGTTTTTCAGACCACGGCTTGTTCATTGCGATTGCAGCGTTGAACCAGGTTTCGCTGGTTTCGTTGCCGGTGAACAGTGTGATGAAGTTTTTCTTCGGCATTTTGCACTGTTCAACACACAATCTCATGATGAGGCGTTCTTGCGTACGAACGCGGTCCATCATGACGCGCATGCTGTTTACCAGGTAATCGAATTGCTTCGGTACCAGTCGGAACTGCTTGAAGACTTCAGACAGTTGCTGAATCTCAGCGGCAGCATCAGCATGAGCGCGACCTTTCGCTTTGATGGTGTCGCGAGTGCGTTCGTACTGCGTGCGCAGTTCGCCGAATTTCTCACGAGCGAGTTCAGGGTCGATGCTGTTGTCATCGTCCGCGTCGTCGTCGTCATCTTCCTCTTCGTCACTATCACTATTTTCTTCTGTGGTTAACTCAGAACCAATGTGAGTGGCGGTAGGGGCCAGATCTTCTTCTGCATTCGGATCAACGAATCCGGTGATCAAGTCAGACAGACGTGCTTCTTCTGCTTCAACTCGGTCGTACTGCTCAAGCAGATAAGTGATCGCTTCCGGATATTCGGCAACGGAGCACTGCACCTGGTTGATACCGTCTTCGATACGCTTAGCGATATCGATTTCACCCTCACGGGTTAACAGCTCAACGGTACCCATTTCACGCATATACATGCGAACCGGGTCAGTGGTACGCCCGATTTCGGATTCTACGCTGGACAGAACCTGTGCGGCAGCTTCTTCCGCATCTTCGTCTGTGTTGTTTGAGTTTTCAGCAAGCAACAGGTCATCGGCGTCAGGTGCTTCTTCCATCACCTGAATGCCCATGTCATTGATCATTTGGATGATG